CTGTTATTATTCACTGGGGAAAGCAGCATCACCAAGTGGAACACGATTGCTACCAGAGCCATCATTGGTTAACCAGTAAGAATAAGTTAGTGTTACTGCAAATTCTGCCAATCCTTCATTATCATAAGACGTATCTATTGCAGCGATTGATTTTGGCCAACAATGGAACATTGTATATGTCTTGATTGGATTGCCTTTTCTATCAAGTTGATCTATTGACCAGTTTGGAAACAAGACATTGTTTAGGTTATGCTCTTGGTCTGCGGTGTTTTCAACTGCATCATTGAGGTCGTTGGACCATCTTTCAAATGCATTTCTCAATTCAAACTCACCATCAGAAAGAACAGTGACTTGCCAATCACCATATGATCTTTTTCCGGGAAGTTTGATGTTTCTTCCTCTGTAGTCAACAGAAATTTCTCCCAACTCTGAGGCTGGAAGAGATGCAGACTTGATTAGAAAGCCGGTCTTGTCTGGTAGTGTTGTTTTTCCAATCGCTCCCTGAACTCGGAAAAACGAAGGACGAACACCACCAGATGAAAGTGCTGATTTGAATCGTTCGATGTTCATGTGTGTTTATCTCCTTTAGTATCTATATCGGTTTATTAAGAAGCACCGCCAATTTCATCAAACGAAACACCAGTTCTTGTTGCAATGAAGTTGAGAGTGATGAAGTTGATGGAACGAGTTGGTTTGATAAAGATATCAGCAACAAACTCATTTCTGTCGATTACTTCACCAGTGTTGTTGGTTTCATCGCATACAACCTTGAAGTCAATGATGCCTCGTCTAGACTGAACATCGCGAAGGAATGGCTCAATGAGTTGTCTAAACTGTGATCTAGTAAATGCATCGTTCTGCTCAAAGAGTGAGAACTTGGCAGCAGTAGCAATTGCCTTCTCTAGAACAATGAACAATCTACGAACATTGATTCTGTCGAATGCACTTGGTTTGCTCTGCATTGTCTTATCACCAAAGAGAATGGTGCCTTCACCGGGGAAGGAAACAACTGGGTTTACTCCTGCGGAATAAAGATCATCTCTTTGTGCCCGAAGTGGATTATATGCAAGTTTGACGACTCCACGAAGTTGTCCTCTATTGAAACCGGCAGGCGAGAACCATGTCTCGGTTTCGTTGTCAGAGCGAACTGCAATACCAGCGATATCACCGTTCATTGGAACAAAGCGGAAGACATCGTTGAATCGGTCATACATATACTTCCAACCAGAGTCTAGAACTGCATAAGAAGACGAAACATTTACGTTGGTACTGGTATAATTTTCATCACCACCAGCATCATTGCCATTAGTTCCATCTCTATAGGCAACTACGTTTGCGGTAGCAACTGCGGCAGACTTGGAGGTGTCTCCTGTGTTGATCACTGCATTCTTTGGAGGAGAAAGGAATACAACTGCATCCTTTCTAGCAGTTACCATGTCAATGAGTTGCTTGGCTTGAATACCCTCTGCTGGACCACCAAGAATCAATGAAATATCAACTGTTTCTGGATCAGCAAAATATTCATATCCATCGGTGTAGAAGTCATTTCCTGTTGGAATTCCGGCTGAACCACCTGTTAGTGATCCATAGAAGTTGGTGGAAAGTAGGGCAAAAGTAGAACCACCAGAAGAATATGATGTTGTGTTCCACAACTCTCCTGCGGTTAGGTTTGTTGGTCTGGCAGCAGTCCAAATATATTTGGAATTGTCATTGATGTAATCCTTCCAGTAGATACTGGAGCCATCAAGTGCCTTTGCATTAGTTGCCTTGGATAGAGAACCAAATCTTTCTAGAACAGTTCCCTTGGTTCCACTCCAATCACCATCTTCGTCGATAACGATGGTGTGAACCAAGTCAAAACTGTTTCCATGATTTTCGACAAATGCACTGGTTTCTGGTAGTTCAACATCAAACTCGTTGTGATACTTCCAGAGCATTCTTGCATTTGTTATACCATCAGCATTGACAAAGGTGTTTCCTGTGGTGATCTTGCCAAGAATAGTAATTGTAAGTTCAGAGGTAGCAGTGGTTCCAGCAGCAAAACCAAATCCACTTGCACCGATTCCGATTGTGGAACCTTCTGCTGTGCCATGGGTTATACCAGTAACATATGCATACCCTGCTACTCCACCCTGCTCAACTTTGATGTAGTCACCAGCAGACAGCAAGTCGTCTGCACCAGTTCCACTTGCATTGAAGGATTGTGCAGCAGCAGTTAGTCCAATTGCTGTAGTTGCAGGAACCTTTAGTGTTGCAAGAGAAGGACTTGCAGTGTATCCAGTGATGACTTGTGGTGTTCCTCTCTTGAATTGAAGTAAATCGCTACCAGCGACAGCAGTGCTAGTTTCTTCATGGAAGAAGGTAGTGGCAGATGTTGTTGTTGGAGAATCAGAGAATCCTCTTGAATCTCCGGGACTTGCAAAAATGGGATCTAAACGAACGTGAGTTCTATCAGAAACAGAGACAGAAATTGAGTTACCAAGAGTTCCGGGATACTTTGCATAGAAGGCATCAGTTAGGGTTGACTCTTGGAAATCATCCTCGTCCTTGATTAGTTCTTGATCACTACCAGCAGCAGCAGTTACGCTTGTCGATGCATTTCTTGACTCGTCGCTCACAACTCTAACAATCTGTAGGTTGTTTGAATAGCCAAGATAGTTTGCTGCGGTGAACCAATATGTGTAGTTTGTGTTATCTGGTAGTCCAAATACTCTCACTAGATCATTAATACTAGTAACTTGGACTCTGGTGCCGATTGGACCCCAGTTGAAAAATCCAGCAAAACCTGCTCTGGTGGTAGATACGGCAGGAATAATCGTTGTTAGATCAATTTCGTTTACTTCAACACCGGGACTGAGTTGGAATGCCATGTGTTATTCTCCTTCTAGCAATGCTTCTAATATCTAGTAAATATCACTTTTCACCAACCCATTGTGGGATCATTCATATCGTTTATAGTGGACCATCTGTTTCCTTCGTTGTCTACAAAGGTTTCTTCATCAGCACCATCACTGATAAACCCAAAAGGAATTAGATCTTCCTCCATTTGTTTCATTTTTTCATCATAAAGTTTTGACCTAATATCTAGGTCAGTGAGATCTTTGAAGTAATCAAATGTCGAGGACCAAGCAAAAAGAACCAGTGTCATCACCAAATCATCGTGATATCCTGTTTCTGCCTCATATGAATTTCTTTTTACCACAAAGGCGGTAAGTTCTTCGATGCAGTTATAGTCTTCGATGAGTATCTTATCGCTTTCTATCATATCCTTTAGAATCGCACATCCCAATTTTTTGACGGCAGGACTAGTTCTAACGCCAAGTTGAGTCTGAAAATTACCAAATCCGGCATCCAGTGTCTGACCCTTTCTACCTCGAACTGAAGTCACAAGAATGTTTTCATACTCGAATTCATTGTAAAGCATGTCTGCAACCTGACCGCCAATGTCATTTATTTCAACCAAGCACCATGCATTGTTGTATGTTTTTCCTATGGCATTGACAACTGTGGGTAAAAGCATAGGAGACAATTGGTTGTTTCTATAGACAGCGCATATTCTGTATGGTGTGTCTGTTACGTCTATTACGGTAAATGCATGGTAGTCGATTTCTTTACCGCGAGACACATCCACAGCCATGAAATAGGTGTGATTCGGTTGAGGTTCTTCGTATATGGAAAGACCATCATCTTTCTGTTTTATTGGTTTTCTGTATGCCAGACACTTTAGTTTATTGGGATCTATTAGTGTGTTTTGTGATCCAATGAATTCACAATCAAACTCAGCACGAAACTGTGATTGTGAAGTGTTTGCAATTGTTTCCTTCTTCCACTTGTCGTCTCTACCCGGAACTTCCGACCAATGAACTTCAATAGGAACATAAGAGTTGTTTCCTTCCTCTGCATCTCTCCAGAGTTTATAGAACATATTTAGTCCCTTTGGAGTGCTGATAATGAGAACCTTGGTTTCTTTACCAGAGGAGATGGTTGGATACACAGAGGAGAAAAAGTCATCGGCTACGTTTTCTGGAACATAAGCAAATTCGTCCAAGAAGATCATGTTGAATGAGCCACCACGAACAGCACTTGTTGAGGTAGAGGAAGCCAAAACCTTTGAGTTGTTTTCTAAAGTGATGTTTCCCTTGTTCCATTCAACAATGCCTTGTTGAAGCCATTTTGGAAGATGCTCATATGCTAGTTTGAGTCTACCAAGAAGATCCTTTGCTGTTGCCTGCTTGTTGGCAAGAATAGCAACGGACACATCTGGATTGAACAGAATGAAGTGAAGTAGATAAGAAACAACCGTCGTTGACTTACCTGACTGTCGCGGCAACTTGGCGATCACAAACCGATTGTTGTGAATCGTGTTGATCATATTGTCTTGATATTGCCAAGTCTTGAAAGGAACAAGACCCTCATCCAGTGAAATAATTTGGACGTAGTTCTTGATGAAGTAAAGAGGATCTTGCGAACACTTCAAATACTCTTGCACCTGTTCTTCGGTAAAATCTTCTTGAACACCGGCAGGTTTTATGTTTATATTACCAAGATAAGTCTTATCATTCACTGACATTTGATTGATCTCTTAACTGCTTGAAATTATCTTTTACTAATCTCTGTAGTTCTTTGGTTGATCCAACGAAGATGGAGTTGTTTGTGATCGAAGATGCTCTCTGAGAGGAATCTCCGGTGTCTCTGTTGATCTCCTTCATCTGCTGGTGAAGTCCAATGAGATCCTTGTTAGCCTCTGTGACACTCTTGATGAGTTGTGAGACTACTTCATATGCTCTAGGGGATTCACCCTCACTTGCAACCTGAAGTATTCCATCTATTGCAGACATTCCTGTGCTTATGATGTCCTTAAGATTACTTCGAACCTCTGCATAGTCTTTTCTCTTGTCGAGTTCTTTTCTTCTGTCGTCTGTTTCGTCACTTACGACTATCTCTCTTGGGGCTGGACGAATAGGTTCAGCAGGCACAGAATCTATGTTTAAATTATCTTCTAAGTTTTTGCTCATATTGTTGTTCCATCACTATTAAGTGTGTCTGGGTATTCAAACAAACTCTTTTCTCTTTCTGTAGTAGAACCTAAAATATCTTGCACAAGAAAATTATCTTCAGTAGAGTAAATACCAGATGGACCAGTGACACTTGAGAATTGTCTTGCCAATGTTCCGGTTGTTCCTGTTGGCTCTCCAAAGAGATCAAAATTACTATTAATCCATCTTGTGTCAACTGTCTTGATGATCTTACTGCTCTTGGTTGGACCATAGATGTAAGTTCTTGCGGTAAATGCAAGATTGAAAATGATAGATCTTTGTGTGGACAAATCTCCCTCAAAGTCTATTTCAGATGTGACTGCCGATAGAGTGATAGGCACATCTATTTTGCTTCTGTTCGAATTAAAGTTTACAGTAACAGTAAATTCTGGTGTAAAATATGCCATTATTTGTTCTATGATTTGAAGCCCATCTTCCATGCTTCTGGTGGCAACAGTCACAAAAAAGTCTATATTATAAGGGACTTCTGCATATTCGTAACTTATTTTTCCTGAATCTGGATTGGCAGAGTATCTTCGAGAAAGTGTGTTTCTTTTTCTTTCCTGATCATAGTTCATGGCTTCTATGTTAAAGCCAATTCTAGGAAGGATGGACCCAATTTCTCTTTCGTTTTCGGTTCCTACTAATCTGGAATACTCGTCCAACATCCGCTTGAATTTTTCTTTGGGAGCATATGTCACAGGAACCTTTAGTCTTCCTGTTTCGCTTCCTGACGAATCCTTTCTCACCACATAGATTTCATTGAACAGTGATCCAAAAGCGATCACAGTGTTTCTTATTGTTTCGTTGTAGAAAGTCTCAAACATCAGAGATCTCCTTGTGAGAATGGATCAGTGTCAGTAAAGTCGATGAGATTTTCCCGCTCAAACCCAAGATTGTCATTGTTAAAACCGGGAACAATTTCTGTGTTCGTTTGTTCAGCCGTGTTGCCAAGCAAATATTCTGCGCCAGAAGAAACACCAAAAACTGGATATCCAGAGAACTGAAAT